GGCTTGGGAGAAAATGAATGGATAATCATCAACCTGTTGACATGCCAGAGGGAAAGATGGAATTATCCCTAAGAGTATTAGGTAACGAACTTATTGGTATTAAAATGATAGTTGATGATTTTAAAACAAAGTGGTTAGTATTTGGAGTTGTTACCATCATTGCGGTTTTTGCCGCTGTAGCAAAATTTGGACCAGCAATAGTGGGGTTAATGTAAAATGTCTGAAGGAAAAAAGAATAAGTTTGGGATTGAGCAAAGAACTCTTGATGGAGTCAAGGCTGCTGACCTAGATGGTAATGGTACTGTCACTCATGATGAGTTAGAGTTACAACGGAAGATTTTAGAGATTCAAGATGAAGACGCTATGCGCGATGCGCAACGTAAAATGGCTTGGTTTGCATTGTTTGGAATGCTGCTGTATCCATTTGCTGTTGTTCTAGCAGTGCTGCTTGGACTGGGCGAAGCGTCGAAGATACTTGGAAGCATGGCTTCTGTATACTTTGTCTCTGTCGCAGCAATCGTAGCTGCATTCTTTGGTGGGCAAGCAATCAAAGGTAAGGGCGCGGCTGATAAGAAGTAGTGCGGAATGTGTATTCTAAATCACTAATCAGATCTTCTAAGCTATCTCGATTTGCTTGATATAGAAAGCCGATGCCACCAGCATCATTCCAACGCTTAATATTATCAGGCTTATCATCAACAAGAATATTAGGTTCGCCAGAGATTCGTTCATTGGCGAACTTCCACTTTTCCTGAGTGATAATAAAGTTTCTAACTTCTGGAAGAAACTTATGGCGAGTAAGCCATGTTCGTTTCCAAAACCCAGAGTTTATATCATCTCCTTGAATAGGTGATGAACAGATTCCATAATCTGTATAAGCAATCCGACGACAAGCTGTTACCAGCGCCTTAGATGTTGAAAATGGCTCGAGTTGATTAAACCAATCTGTATTACGTAAACCATCTATTGCAAGGACTGGATCATCAATATCCTTCCAATGATCTACATTAAACTCTTTTTCGAGAGCGCCAAAGAAGTCAGCTATGACTCCGTCCATATCTAAGTACAATTTCATATTTCATTCCTTTATAATTTCTTTCATACTTACTTGTACTACAATGTTAAACAAAAGTCAACAGCTAATTTGTCTACACCCCCAGAATTCTACCTACTGTAGTCGGATCATCCGACATAATATTTCCACCATCATTAATATGATCAACAATCTGCTCAAAGTAAAACTGAGCGTCTGATCCATCTTCCATCATAGATGCAGCTGTACGAAAGAAGTTACGCAACTTCATATCACTCATACTATCGTTAGCTGCTGCGCGATGTGTTTTACCTGCTCTTTGATTACTCATAATAAAATCCTTCCTCTACACGTTTGATATGCTTACACTTACGGAAAGCTGGACAGTCGCAATAGAAACCTCTGTCCGACATTTCAACATTATACACATTATTCTTTGAACCGTCAACAGACCAAATCACTCCAACTGCCCAATGGCCCTTAGTGTTGATTTGGTCTGCTGTATGATAAAACTTGGACTTCATGATGTGTACTCCGCTGGAACAGCAGATGCATCCCATACATACTTACGGTGAGTTGGATCACCAACAACGACAACATCACTATCACCAACTTCAGTGTATACACGATCATCCATCCACCTATGGTAGTATGCAGGACCACCCCAGACGCGTCTAGCACGTCTGTAGGTGTCCATATCCATACCAACATAGTGAACAACTCTAACCATGCCAAATCTCCTTCAAGGTATCTACTATTTCATCATTATTTTGATGAGACACAAGATCTTTTTGTGTCAGCATCATTTCTAAAAACTGTTCCATGTTATCACATTCAAGTTTAACATCATCAGCCGTACCATAAAACATTTCCTCATTACCGAGGATGTAGCTTGACATACCCATTATGAAGCCCTCCGAGCGAGAACTTCTTTCACATCGAACACAGAGAAGTAGATTGGTTTAGCTACTAGCTTACCAGTCTCATCTTGTTCTTTTTCTGTTTTGGAATAACGAACCAATGACGCAGCTTTCTTGATACCTTTAAGCTGTTTACCAGAGATTCCTTCAAGTTTGATTGCTTGTTTGAATGTTACAAAAGCATCATCTTCATCAAAACCCAACGCACCAAGTGTGGTTGCGTTCTTACCTGAGTATTCATATCCAGTTACATAATTGATCATTTTGTTTCTCCTCAGTTCCTATGCTACCGTTATCCCATAAAGTGGAACGGAAGTCAACAGTTATTTTAAGAAAAACAAAAAAAGTTTAGATATTTCTACTGAGGTTTGTTATAAATGATCCTTCGGGAGATTGCCATGCTGTCATCAATTCAGCATACATTTCAGGGGACATCTGGATCAAGTCCCATTTGTTCTTTTTTTCATTAAATTGTCTGATGTATACAACTTCATCATATGAGAACACTTTAATGTCTTCAAAGTGACCACCGTCATCTAAGACGGTGATCTCTATTTCATCATATTCCATCTCAACAGTGAACATTAATCATACTTCTGGTCATGGGCTTTTCCTTTGCCGTAGTCTCCAGAGTATATAGACATTTGCTCAGCTTCGAAACATAGATACTGACCGATCCGTGTACCAGGCTTAACTTTCATTAGACCCACAGCAACGTGCATTACACCCGCCATAACGCCTTTGTAACCGGTGTCATAGAGGCCACTGGTAAGAAAGACACCATTGCGATTTAGTGTAGATCTAGTGATAACAAAACCAGCCTCGCCAGAACCTACCTCAATCTCGTTATCCATAACCACTTCATAGTGACCAACACCCAGATTGTAGTATCCATCTTCGTCCACTTCCATTGGCTCAGAGCCACGATGAACCTTCTGATCCTCGTCAATAGTAAATGTCTGAGGTTTAATCCAAAATACTTTACCCAATCGAAGATCTACAGCATTAGGCTGAACATCTCCGTCTTGTACTTGGGTTAATGTGCTGCGGGCTACTGACCCGCCAATATTAATCATGCTCATAGTTTGCGCTTTCCCATGCGTTTAGAATATTATTAAAACCTATCAAGATCCAATCATACGGCGTATCGTACTTATTGTCAACCCAATCGCGTAGTTCCTGCCACTGCTCTTCGGTTAGATCATCAGTATCATCTACCCCATAATGCTCTTGGACAGTATCCATGGCCCACTCAGTAAGAGTGTTCTCAATGTTATCAGCCCACTTGTGCAGCTTTGGTACATCAAACTCAGACATTAGTTTCCTCCAGATCCAAAGCATGGCATAAGAATAGACTGTACGCAATTACTGGAATACGCTACTGGGTCGATTACAAATGCCAAAAAGATGGGGACCACACTAAGCAGCATGATAATTGTGAAAAAAGATAGTGTGAGTCCTCGAAATAGTTTAGTAGACTTGCTCATGATTGTGCATCCCATTTACCTTCAACAACTCGGACAGCATCAAGTTCTGCTTCCTCTAGATCCAATGCATATAGCATAAGGACACAATAATGCATAGCCTTCATAATGTCCTTACGATTCTTACCACCCTTCTTGCCATATCTAGCAAGATACTTAATAGCAGTATCACGAGACGTAGTCTCCAGCGATCCTAACGACCGCCAGAAGTCTACAGTCTGAACATCACCATCACCAACATAGTGCTGACCATATGTTCCATCAACGTAGGTCTGCAAAGCCTCAATAGCTTTGTCTTCATGATATTTGTATTTAGTTGTCATAGTACACGTCTTCTCCACTAGCAGGTAATTGATCATCGATATACCGACAATTATACATTGCTTTAGCAATCTTGGCAACATCGGCAGAGTCGTGATCAAAGTCTACTTCGATCTCATTCTTACCCGCAATCAATCCAGTGGGAGAATTATCAAATTGAATATCACACATACCAGCCCACACAGCAGCAGAGCTATCCCACGAGTCAATCGCCCACAGGTATTCTTCTACGAGCGCAACCTCATTAGGACCATCGACCATACCCAGGAAGTGAATCTTCTTATTGTTACCTTTGATTGCATCTAGGATACCACGCTCGTGGAGCTCACGCATAAACTTCCAACGAGACATGAATCGTTGTAGCTTATTATCTTTTTCAACACCATACGCAATTGGGACGGCTAGAATAGAGACACCAATATAATCTACATGCTTTGTCTTCGCTGCCCACTCGAACGCACGAATGAGATCTTCGAGGTCTCCCTCTTCCGATTGAGGAACAAAGAATGTTCCAAACCCAGCCTCTCGTAGCTCTGGCGCCATCTCAATAGCTTTATCAATAGTTACTTGAGAGGGTTGGCCAGGATAGTCGGACATGACAATGTAGTCAGCACCAACTTTAGTTCCCATCTCAATCAGCTTATCGGATGGATACATCTCACGTCCTTGCTTATACATCTCAAACGCTGAGTTGTCCATGATATTAATATAGGGGCTTAGACTGCGAGATAGATCACGCTGGGCATACCAACTGGTATACACAGGATCTTCTTCGATTAAATGTGCTAATGTTAGGTGAAAGGGTCGACCAGCTGCAAAGAGGTCTAAGTACGCCGTAGGCGTTATGTGTGCAAATTCAGTCATAATATCTCCATAGTTTAAGGTATAGGCAGAGGGTTAGTCTGCCTATATTATAATTCAATTCAAAAGGTTAGTCAACGGAAGTTATCAGTAGTCGTCGCCGCCTTGGCCATAAGTATCCGCGTCGCTTTTAGCATGATGCTTTACATATGCATCTACGCTTTTGTGAGTTACTATTTTCCCAGCCGCTCCTGGTGTGTCCGCCTTTTCGTGATGGGTATAATGGCTGTAATCATCTTCCATATCTGCATGAGATACTCCAGCGTGTTTAGCAGCTGCTTTACCAACAGCATGTCTCACTTTATCAGCATTTGCATCATTATGTGCCATGCCATGAATTACATGATGTTCTTCGCCATCGTGGGTAACCATCGTTAGATGGTTTGTTGCCTCATTTACTACACCTTCATTTGCTTGATGAATGTGGTGAGGAGGAACTCTATATGCTTCCTTACCAGTCTCAACGTGAGCATAAGAACGACCACCCATAGACTTCATACCTTGGTATGTTCCAGTAATTTTCTTACCCGACTGTTGATGTGTGAAAGACACCTCTTTGCCTTTCATAGGCTTGAGTTTAGCCTTGGCGGCTTTGACTGCATCTTCTTGCAGCAAATGGTTTTGAAATGATTGCATCTTTAAGATCCCATAAGATTAAGTGTGTATACAGTCTTATTTATACATCTTCGTACCGCGAAACAGAACCATTCTCACCATCTTCCGATACTTCAATCTCTATTGATCGTTTAGGATACTTAGCATTGATAAGTTCTGCAAGCTCATCTGAAACCATCTCACAAGATCTGTAATCAAGTGTGAGTGTTCCGTCAGAATATAGACGCTCAAGCCAACGCTTAAACTGAATAAACTCAATGTCACGATCATCATGAAAAACTTCAATACCCACCCGAAAATGGAAAATGTGCCGATGAGGATAGCCCAGAAAGCTAACATCATCCCAATCACCAGTAGCAAGTTTAGGATCATCTAACGCTGCAGGATACTTATGTATCCCCTCCTTTTTGAATGTTACCCATATCTGATTAAATACTTTTTTCATACCGTCCCTCATATACTGACCGCTCATACGGTTTCATTGATACATTATACATTGGTTTCAGGTATTGAATCAACGCCCCTTCCATAATTTCTATTTGTGGCCTAGAAATCATTTGAGGCTCAATAGCCCAATGGAAAGTCCAATCTTTACCCTCTTCGACAAGAGCTTTGCGGAACTTAGTTTCACTATAACCTTTGCTTTGCCAATTACGATGGTTGTCTTCCAACCACTCCAGTTTTAGTTTAGTTGATCCAACATAGACAACGTCCATGTTTTCATTATATACTTCATATACTCCAAATTGCATTAGTTGAATAACCTTTCATGATATTGTTGTATGGAAACAGATCTATTTTTATATCCATCTGTTTGCATGTGGCAAATAGGACAAAGTGATCTTAGATTTGATATACGAGAATCGTTAGTGACTCTATTAATATGATCAAGTTCCATAATAAATGGAATACCTCGTTCGTCTATATCACCACGACCGCAGCACGAACATGTTCTTAAATCCAATCCGTACTCTTCTTTTAACTCTTTATGAAATTTATAAAAATGTCTCTTGACAAACCTTGTGTGTTTGGCTTTGCCATTTTTATCTGTGTAATTACTAACAAGATACTTTTCTTTAAACTTTTGGTAATCAAACACCATAGCCTTGACCTTTCATAATAAAGTTATTCATAGCAAGAATAATACGATTCTTACTCATAGAAGTCAACTTATTAATTAAGGTATGATTTGGCACCCGAGCATTTTTGATCAGTGTCTTACAATACTGTTCCGTCTCGTCACGAGTCATAGTTGCAACAGCATTAAAGAATTCCAATTGTTGCTGTTCATTAATTTTTGCATTTTTCATGGATTCGATCCTCCATTAGATTTTCTAGTTAAATAAGTTACTCCATTTTTGCAACTTAGCTTTCTTATCTGATACTAACATTGTCGTTTGGTTTTTATCATACATTCCCAACTCAGATGTCAATCTCAGCATAGTTATAACATCCCCTACTTCCTTGGCAAAGTCAACAGAAGAATAGTCATTCTTTCTAATCATTTTTGCGGCTTCTTGAATAAGCTCACCACACTCTTCCATCAGTATGACAAGACACTCTTCCTGCTTAGATTCAAACTTACGTATCATACTCCAAAACTTTCTCCACATCCACAATTAGCAGTTGCATTGGGATTCAAAACTTTTAAATAAGATCCACCAAGTTCTGTTACGTAATCAACAGTGCAGCCAAACACAAACATCTCAGCCATAGGATCAAGCCACAGGTTTTCTACAGTGGGTTCTTTATCTGTAACACCCCACTCATACTGGAACCCAGCGCATCCACCACCTTTCACAGTAAGTGAGACATTTGGATTTCCAACTTTCTTCAAGTACTCTTTGGCACTTTCAGTTACTTGAATCAACGAAATACTTCCTTAACATTTCTATCATGTCATGGTATTTAGCTATTTCTTCCATTTCAGCTTCTATTGCTTCCATAATGTCTTGATGTTCACCAATACCCACTGGATGTTGTAGTAACACTTCTACATTAGCTACGTGCTTATCAACATGGCCTTGTGCGTGTGATAAAAACGCATCAATTAAGATTTTTCTCATTCTTCTACCCTCTTATCTACAATTTCTTCAACGACGCCAAGAACCTCTGCTAGGATAATAAAGACACCACCCCACAATAAGCTCCCACTAATTAGAGCACCCCCCGCAATAAAGCGGAGGCCACTCTTAACAAAACTAACATTCATATGATTCATCATACTCGATTCCCTGCAAATTGTTGTTGCATTTTAATATAGTCTAAGAACTCATTCTTGACTGATGGATTAAAGAACTGTCCACGTAGCTCACAAGTCTGAGTCAATGAGCTATGAGCCATGATCCCTCGGTTCTCACAACAGCCATGTGTTCCTTGAATATACACAGCCAAGTCTTTTGCGCCTGTGTGAGATGCAATCTCATTAGCAATGTCTTGTGTAAGCTCTTCTTGTAGAGTACCACGACGAGCACAGTGTTGGGCAATACGAGTGTATTTAGATAGTCCAATAACTTTAACACTAGGGATCAATCCGATGTATGCTACACCAGATACTGGCTGGTGATGATGTGAACACATAGACTTAATCTCAGAACGTACAACAATCATACCACCATAACGTGTATCAATATCATCATTAGGAAATGCTGTTACGGGTGGCTGAGGATCATATCGACCAGCCATAGTCTCATTAACATACATCTTAGCCAGACGACGAGCTGTACCCATAGAGTTGGGATCTTCGTTCTGATCAATAATCAAAGAGCTAAGAACACCACGGAACTTCTCCTCGAGCTCGTCAATAAGCTCCCACTTCTCATCTTCACTGATAAACTCAGAGATATTATCGTTAGCCCAATAGCGGGCTCCAGCTTCGTCAATACGATCCTTAATCACATCAGAGATATTCATTTGTTTTCCTTTTACCATATTAATCTTTCTCCCAAGGGAATACTATCCACCGTTCGTCGCTCAAAGTCAACGCTGCAGTTGCTGGATGTATAGTTTCGAGCTTCTGGATTAGAGAGACAAACATAACATTAGAGCGAGCTCCATAATATGCCTTACTAATCTCACTGAATGTACGCCCAGTATCATTGATATCGTCTACAAAGACAACACGAGACATTGTGTCAATCTTATCTTGTAGCTGCTTATCGTGCTCACATTTATTAACGTCTCGCGTCTGCCACATGATCGTTTGCAGTGGTCGATCTAGGTGATGCGACAAGTGGAGAGCTGGAAGAAGACCCCCTCTTGTAATACCTACAATAACGTCAGGTTTAAATTTAGAAACATCATGAACAAGATTCTGGTTCATCGACTCAATATCGTCATAATCTAAATAGATCTTGTTCTTAAACTTCATTTACAAGCCTCAGTAATTAATTTAATGTTGTTAATCATTCGTGAGTTCCTAACTTAGTCTTGGGTTTACGTAGTGTATCTCTTACCCATTCAATCTTTTGATCTCGTTCCCAACCACTGAGATAGTTATTATCTCTATCAAAGAAAGTGAGCATCTCATCCTCTGTGCATTCATAAACATCAGAGATTTGTTCTCCTATATGGAGTTGAGAGAACTCGTCACATTCTTCCATAGTGACCGTATCCATAGCCCATTCGCCAAGTTCGGTGTCATTCGGTTCTACATCACGATTCATTTTGCGCAGGTCATCTTTGTGCATCACATAGCGATGGCGGAAAGATGATACGGTCGTTACTACTACATAATCTTTAGTCATAATTTAATCCCACAAATTTTCAAAATATTTTCCAAACAATCTAAATCCGTTAGTCATACGTTCTTGATGTGCTTTGCAACCTTCACGATCCTCCCATACTAGTTTAAAACCGCCAGGAAACCCGTCACCAGCTCCTTCTTCCAACTTGTAATAGTCGCTTTCCCAATCATCTTTTACTTTCTGTTCAAACGCCCAAATCATTTCATCTAGGATCCAGTCCCAACGCTTGAAATAGTTATCATCAGTCTCGCCTGTTTTACTATATGCAGTTAATTGCTTCTTAGTAGCACATAATTCTTTTGGCATGTCTGTCATATCAACCATTGGAGCACCGTGCTTTGTTGCTTTAAGTTGTACAAGCATAGGCAAGATGATAGGAGCAAGAGTATGATCCATAGACCAAGTGTCCCAGCGATCAATGCGAATACTAGTTTTCTGTTTAGGTGAATACCCAAACCAGTTGTACAGCCAGTTATGGTAGAACCTATGATTAGGGTAATTTCCAATTTTTACTTTCATTTAACTAGCGTTACCTTTTCAGACGCGCGGGTAATTGCAGTATACAGCCAACGTTGCCAATCGTCACGGAAGCACCAAGACTCATCGTATATTAATACGTTATCCCATTGGGATCCTTGTGATTTATGACACGTAATTGCGTAGCCAAAATCAAATTGTTGACTTCCTTTTAACAACTTCCAGTTTGGAGTTGATACTTCTCCACTAAACTGACTTTTGTGAACTTTTACTAATACCGGCATACCTTCATCATCATCTTCTGGATATAAACTCATATGTAAAAAATTACTTTTTTGTCTTGTATCAATTACTCTATCAACGCTAAACATTC